TATTATAGTAATTATAATAAACAGATAGATAAAAAAATAAATCAATTAATATCTGATAATCCTTTATCATCAGTCCTTATGAATAGTGATCTAGGTAAGAATGAATTCGTTTCAATAGCAACTACATTATGTGACAAACCTCAAATAACACCTGGAGCTAAGAAAATAGCTATAACTTTTTCAAATGGGGAACCATTTAACTTCCAGCATGAACTACAAATGTATCATACCTGTAGAACTACATCGCTTGTAACTTTGCGTAGACAAGCTTTTAAATGTCCAAAACCCACAAAAGTAGCTCTGGCAGAATTTAAAAAATGGTTCAACAAAACTAAATTTCCACAAATTAAAGAAGCTGTCGATAAGGCTAAATTGGATTACGCAGATTGGTACAACCATCTAGATGCACAACAACAAATAGCAATGGACAATACATCACATCAAGTGTTTGACACAAAACATCATCATTATAAAGTTTTATGTAAATGCGAAAAACAAATAGTTACAGAAGTAGGTTGGGCAAAAATAAGAGCAGTTTGTAACCCGTCTAATTGCAAAAAATATGTGATGGGACCTATAGTCTATGCATTAACCAAAACATTTAATATGCATGTAACTGGATTCAACACTGCAAAGAATTGGCAAGATAAGGCACTTTGTTACAAATCAATTAGTGAAAAAATAGGTGACTTTGACTTTTACGACTTAGATGTTAGTGGTTTTGATATTAGTCAAGTTATAGAATTTAAAGAGATAGTGGATTTTCATGTTTATAAGTACGTAGCTAGAGTTCATGGCAATTCAATGCACATTCCTGTAGAAAATTTCCTGGAAGTGGTCTTGAAAAAAGACTGTGTAATAAAAGCGTATAATTTTAAAAATAAAGAAATGTATGGTTATCTCAAACAAGTTGGCAAAGTTAAATCAGGTGACCCTGACACAACATTTATGAATACCCTTAGAATGATTTGCTATATTGAATTCATATTATCAACTTTACACCTCAGGCCAGGCAAAACATGTATTGTGAAAGCAGCTGGAGATGATACTGAATTTTCAATCACTAAAGGATTAGTTGGGTATAATGATGTAATGGCAGCATTTAGCAAGTATTTTTATAGACCATATCAATCAAAACTGGAGTCTTATGGATTAGGAATGAGTTTCAAATTTTTAAATAAAGGTAATGTAACAGATACTACTTTTTGTAGTACCAATGTATTTCGTAGAACAGATGGTGGTTACAGAGTTATGCGACAATTAGCGAGGTTTATGTTGACAGCAGGCTACGTGGAAATCAAAGAAAACTCTATAACAGATCTAGAATATGCTTATATTATAGGAATATGCGGTTTAGCTTGGGCTAAGAACTTACCAATTTTTTCAACTTATTT